CAGACCGGGCTCCAGTTCTTTTACAAGTTGTGAACGTGAAATCGCCATGGTCAGTTACTCCTTATTGGCCAGCAACGCCTGCACTACCGTACAGGTGCTCGTTGATCTTAACCACAACGACAGCGTTAGCGCCCACAGCATTGCCGGGAACATCCCAAAGACCTATGACCTTCAGGTTCAACGCAGCAGTTGTAGCAATTGAACTGGTATCGAGCTCGTTAGCAGAAACACCAGTAGTGGTGCTACCTGTGCCAACGACGATATCAGCGTTCTTGCCATAATCAGCAGCAGTTGAAGTGCCGTCGTTCTGAATGATGAACAGTTGATTTGGATCGTCCATCACCTCAGCAACAATCTTGCCTTGAGTGATGTTGACAGAACCGGGGTAGTAGTTAGACCAAGTAGGCTTACCCGTGGTTGGATCAATGTAGTTACAACCATTGAACACGCCTACCGCTGCACTGTGAGATGCGGGGTCAAACTGCAAGATGTAGCCATCTTTCAGAGTAACTAGGTCACCCTGATAAATAGCACCTGCTTGGTTATCTGCGATCTCGTAACCGTACTGCTTCTGAGAACCAGAGGCAGACAGATTACCGAGAGGACGCAAACCAAATGCTTTGTCTACGTTTGCCATGATAAATGTCCTTTAACAAAGTAAAAAGTTTAGTCGTTAGACCTATTAGGCCCTCCGACGCTTACTTTTGACTGCCTTTCAGGAGCATTGATCTTCATTGAACTATGCGAGTTAGTCTTCATAAGATCATTGTCAGCAGCCCTGATTTGATCATGGGTGCGAGATTGATAATATGCGCGGCGCTCGTCTGCGGTTTCCTCAGGGATTCTAGCCAGAACAACGTCCCCTACTCCAATTACGCCAGCATGCTTGCCGTCCTCAACGGTGCTACCCTGAAACTCAGGGTATTCGTCGGCTCTTACAAGCTCATAGCCTTCACGTAACTTGGCAGTGACATTCATTCTGTCATCGGCCCCTGCGGTTTCCCTTCTGATCCAACGGTGCTTATAGCCTGCTGGAGCTTCGGGAGCATCAAGCCGTGATGGTGGTGCCCATGGTTTGCGACGCGCAGTGGTTTCTCTGGTCTCAGAGTCACGCTTGCTGCGGGACAGCTTTGGAACTGATGGTTTGTCGCTCATGTTCTCACCTCTTCACAAATTTGGCATATTCTTCAAGTGGCACCCCTAGTTTCTTCGCTATTGCAACCTCACTAGGTTTCAACTTGATCGTGCGGCGTGCTGAACTATTGACTCCGGAAGACCGGGTAGCAGGAGCAACCGTTTGCACGGGCCGGTTGCTTCTGTTTGTTTGTGCAGGCTCTTCCGACTGTTGAGGTTGGAATGCCTGAGGAAAAATGTTTCTCATTCTTCGATCTATCTCATCATAATACTCGTCTGATGTCGGGTCAAACCCTTCGTTTTTGACCAACTCCGTATGAACTCCTTCTACGGTTCTCGTCATCACTATATTTTTACCAAACCAAGGATTACGCCCTGCCCACTCTTCAGCCTTCTCATCTACCTGATAAACAGGCTTTGAGAGCTCTTCAGGCATCCTCTGAGACTCCTGTGCAGGGGCGCTCTTTGCTTGCCTCTCTGCCTGCTCAACATTGTTCTTTTCCCAAATCGCTTGGGTAAGTCTTTGTTGTGCCTCAGTTTCTGTCTCAATATCACCCTCTTCCTTGGCCTTTTTAATAACGCTTTTAAGGCTTAGTATCTGAGTATCAATTCGCCCCTTGGCTTCTCCCATACGCTCTGTATTGGTCTGAGCATACTGCTTCTGAAGCTCCTCATTGGTCTGCTGCACATTTTTGGCATATTCAATAGCTGCTTCTTCACGACGCTGATGCTCTCTAAGCCTAGCTGTGAGCTTGTCTATTCGTTTTTGAACTTTTTCCGAATAGTTATCCAGCTCCTCACTATCAGGAGCAGCCTGTTTCTCTTCCGACTTCTCTTCTTCGATCTCAGGCTTCTCTTCTTCAACAAGTTTAGCCTCGGAGCCATCCTCGTTCATGTCTACAGTAGCCTCTTGCTCATCTTCGCCAATATCAAATTCAAGATCGTCTTGCTTATTCTCTTGACCCATTCCGTTCTCCTTACATGTGCAGAATGTCTTCTGGGTCATTTACAATCCCCAGAATTTCATCATCGTTTAGAAGACGTATCTCCCCGCCATCTATCTGAATACGTGACCCCGCGTATCTGCCGAAAATCACCCAATCGCCCTCTTTACACCACGGACCATAGGGAAACTTTGACTCATCCGCATAAGCTAAATCGCCCGTTTTAAGGACATAGCCTACGTTTGTAGCCAATTCAGTTCGTTTTTTAGTTTCTTCAGCAAAAAGAATCCCACCTTTTGTCGACTTAGCTCCTCTATAAGGCAGAATAGCCAGTCTCCATCCAGTAGGCTGGGGGATCATGTCGATAACACTAGCGGCCAATTTCTCTTCATCGACCTTACCGTCATCCGTGTAGGCTCGATCAAGACCAGACTTTTCAACAGTCTTTTCTTGCTGCCACCTTTCCTCTAGTGCTGTCAGCTTCTTCTCAGATTCCATATAGGCTCCTGTGTTGGGGTTAATCGTCGCTATACTTCTTCAGCTCTTCGCGGACAATACTGTCCACCAAACGAATACCTTCCAACCTGCCCATAAGGAAACGATACCGCTCCATATCAGTTACGGTTCCATTCAAGACAATCGCTTCTGTGTCCTTTTCTAGCTTTCTAATGTCTTTAAGAACGCGCTCGGCGAACTCTAGCATGGTCGTTTTTCCATGTGAGCAGACGGTTTAATGCCACCATCTGGAAGGCCTTTAGTATATCTTTACGGGTCTGTTACCGTCTTTTTTCTTAACAGTCATTATCGCGCCGCCTTTACTTTTCTTTACAGGCTTTTTGCGCGACTTACCCGCTTTACTCAAAGCTATTGCAACCGCTTGTTTTTGGGCTGCTTTTTTGCTCTTTGGTTTACTGGTGCCTATCTTACCCTTTTTTTCGTAAGTTTTAACCAATTCACCTATATTTTTTCCGATTGTTTTACGGCTACTGCCTCTTTTTAAGGGCATTTTATTATCCTCTCGGAGCGTAGATACGTTCCCGAGCCACTTCAGCACGCTGATCCGCGATCTTTTCTTGCGACTCTATGCGATCTTGACTGGCCTCTGCATTCTGCTGAATACGCATCTGCTCGTTAGAAAGACTTTGTTGCTTAAGCTGTGCATCCATCTGGTCCTTAGCCGCACGCTGCTGGAGCTCCTGCTCCTTAAGCTGGACCACAGGATCAGGTGCCGCTTGGCCTTGACCAGAGAGCTCTGCCTGCATCTGCTTAGCTTCCATCATGTACTGAGAAACCTTAATTGCAATCAGTGCTTCACGCTGCATGTCAGAAACCATACGGTCTGGATCGTTACCGTATTCTTGGAAAAGTTCTGCCTCAGCGTCCTCTTCTGCCTTGATCTTAACGTGGTCAAGTACGTGCTTCTGTAATTCTGAAGCAGCCAGAGGATTGGCTTGTATCAAAGGGGACATTCCCATCATCAGGTGAGACGCAATGTGAGCATCATGCTGCTGGCCCGCATAAACCTTAAGCTGCTTGCCATCCACAGCGTCAATGTTCTCGCTGGCTGGGTCCTTGGGCATCTGATTGGTCTGGACCTTCAAGATGCCGTCGATGTCCCGCACGTTCATCGCTTGATACACACGATAGTACGCTTCGTACATATTGTGCATCTGAGGCGCGCTCTGGGCCAACTGTAGCTGAGTCTGAGCTAACGTAATGCGCTGAGCAGCAGAAAATATGTTTGGATCGGCCACAGGAAGGACCGAGACCATATTGTCAAAGTCAGCCCTTTTAACGCTGCGACAGGCTCCCGGCACGTCATACGGGTACTCATCCGGCAGAAACTCGCCGAATCCCTTGAACAGCATCTCAAATTCTTGCGTCTGGGCGTAATACAGGCGCTTGTGTATGGCCGACATGACCATAGAGCCACGCTCTAGCAGAGCGATTGTGGTGCCCACAGCGGCCTGTTGGTTGCCGTCCCCTACCTGCATGTCTGCAATGCTTGCGAGGCGCTTACCAGCGTCCACAGTGAAGCCTAAGAGGGCAAATAGCGTCTGGCTAGGCTCTTTATACGGCAGTGGCAGCAATGAACTGCCCAGTTCCGCGCCACCAGCGTCAATATCCCGCCACTCGCCCGGCTGTATAGGCTCATCATCCGCTGCAATACGGGCTCCTTTGGCTTTGAAGCCCGCAGGAAGGTTAGAAAGTGTCCCAGCGTCAATTAATTGACGCAATGCAGCAGTTGCAGTCTTAGAAAGGCCGCCAATCAAGTGCACAAAGCCTAATCCGTAGGCTCCCGGCCCTTCTACAAGCACGTAATGCACAAAACATTCACGCCGACACTTATATTCGTCGTCTTCTTTCCAATTTCGACGCACTGAAACTATTTGTCCGGTACTTTCGTCCATGGTTACGACGTAAGGCAACTTAATTCCAGTCGCATTGCCCTTTTCATCAGCGTCTTCGTAGCCGTCAATGTCTAAATCGACGTGAAATTCCAACAAAAAGAGCTCTTCCGGCTCTCCAGTTGCTTGAATTCCAGTAATTCTGTCAATCGTTGCGCTAATTTGGTCGTTATTGCTGCCTGATTCGTCAGGTTCCAGCTTAATATCAAGATACTCGCCCGCAATTACGCGCTTTTTGAACTCATTTGAGTCCATTGCAATGCGATGAGTGATGCGACGGCACTCAGAAACGACGCTAGAGCCGTTGTATGGGATGTAAAGATCATCAGGAAGCACCACTCGGCTAACCATTCGGCCCAGCGGGTAGTCGTAATAGACCTTTTTGAAGGTTGAACCACCGTATCCTGTGTAAAACAGCAACTGATCGAACTCCGGCGTGTACTCTTTCATCACCGAAGTTATCTGATAGTTCATAAAATCCTGAACCCGAGTGGCTTGTTGGACCTTATCCAAGGTCTCTTTGCCTAAAGTCTGGGTCCTGACAGGACCACCAGCGGGCATGAGCTCTTTAAACGCCTGTGCTTGGAACTGCACAATGGCTTCAGTCAGCATTGGGTGGACTGTGCCTGTCGCGCCACGGAAGGGCTTGGTCCGTTCTTCCATCTTCAGGCCAAGTAAATCAAGGCCTTTAGCGTAGGTGTCTTCCCAATCGCTTCTTGAGGACTTATCCGCCTCAAAGAAAGTCATCAGGTTGAGAGAAATAAGGTCCAGCTCCTGCGGATCAATCTCATCAGCGAGATTGTCGTAAAAGCCGTTTTCTTCATTTTCTTCTACCTCAATCTCAACGGAGCCGTCTTCCTCAAGCTCAATCTCGATTTCTGGACCTTCTTCTATCTCAACCTCCACCATTTCACTGACAGGGGCTAGATTTACGACTTTATCTATAGGCATGATGCTGTCCTACAAGTTTTGTGCCATTATACACACAACACGTGCTATATTGCGCTCCTACTCCCATTTATCCTATAATCTAATAGTATAGGAAGAAAGGAGAAACACATGTCAAAAGTTACTGACTACTTTAGCTGGCAGGATGGTCCCGCTGTTGTAGCCGAAAATATTAATGACCCAAGTATATCCCGTGGTTACTACATTGCTTTCGACGGGAAAGAATGGTCTACCGCTAATGGCGCTCAGGTATTTGACTTTTTCAAAGACGGCGAGCCCATGAAAAAAGCCACGTTTGAAGAACGCTTCGGGTCTATCGGTCAAGATTTACCCTCTTTACCTGCTACATAGCCACCCTTAGCAAACTTCTCTACAAGACTGTTCGTGATCTCAGGATCAATGTTCTTGGCTGCGTCATTGTAAAGTCTTTCTTGTTCCGCCCGAACTTGCCGTAATTTCTCAAGTTCGCTGCTAGGCATATCCGTTTCAGACTTGTACTTCTCAAAGAAACTACGCTCTTGCTCATATAGCTTGTGGCCAAAGGTATCCTTAGCCTCCAGCATTTCTGGCGTAGTTAACTGTATTTCGGCTGTTAAATTCTCGCCATCAGGTGAGGTGTATTGCACATTTAGCTTACGGTCAAAATACCCGCTTCCCGGAACTCTTTGCCAGCCCCCGTCAATAGTAGGCATTTTATCTGTTATTAAACGAGCAATTTCATCCGACTGAGCTTTAGTGGTAACCACAATCGTAGATCGGATTGGATCAGGAATGTCTACGGCTGTACCGCCCTTTCTTGATAGTTTGGCGTCTATGCTTTCAACCGTTTTAACTGGACCCGCAACATACCTGCCGCCCACCGCATCAGATATCTCCTTCATCTCTGTCTGGAAAGCAGGGTCTGCGCGTGTTGCCATTTCAAACAGTTTTTGTGAGCTAGTCGCATCCGACTGGTGAGATTGATTAAATTCAGCCTCAATCCGACGGATTTCTTCAACCGGAACGCCTTCCTCATATCGCATCGTGCCAATATTAAAAGCCTCTCCTGCTCTTGGCATGCTGCCTCGGGCCCCAGCCATTACAGCCTTCTTGCCACCACGAGCAAACATTCCAAGCACAGGAATAGCGCCCGCCATGGAAACAGTCGATAACTGGCGAAGCATCTTGGCAGACTCCGTATCCCCCGCAGCTTCAGCCTGATCAGCTTGCTCCGAGAGCTCCTGAGCCTGTTGATAAGAGCTGTACTCACCGTATACCGGCATCATCTCAGCCGCAAAGCCTAAGGGGTCTTCCCCCGCAGCTTCCTTGATCGCACCGCCTATCTTCGATAAATCATCAAAAACCATACTTGCAGATTCACCGAACGACAGATCACTGCCTATCGGCGAACGCGATTTTAGGTAGCCACCAACAGACGATGGGATATCCATCGCTCCTCTAGTGATGTTCCTTAAAAGTCCCTCACTCTCCTGCCTTTCTGGCTCTTGGGCCATGGCATCCGCATCAAGTTGCTCGAGCATCATTCGTGACTGAGTGACCTCGCCTCCCTCAGCATACATCGGAGGAGGCAGTCGCAAGTCGACTGGCCTTATCGTGTAGCCTGAAACAGGGCCCGTGGACCCCGCAGCAGCGTTGAAGTTTGCATAACCTCCGCCATAGTCGGCACCAAAGCGGTCCGCGTTCTCCGCAATGTCAGAATAACCACCTTGTAGCGGTGTTCCTTGAGCCGTGGGGCTTGTAGTCTTAGCTGGCTGACTCGCGGCCCACGAGCTAAAACTCGATTGGAAAGCAGAAGGATCAAAGGACCCGCCAATACCAAACTCCCCTGAACGCAAGCGATTACGCCATGTGTAGTAATCCGAGCCGCCCTGTATGCCCGCATCCGCAAAGGCCCTCATCAATGCCGCATCCTGTTGCTGGAGCCCCGAGGCATAATCCTGTGAGGCAGAGCCAAAGGACAATGCAGTCGGACTTAGCAGGGATCGCGGTCTACTGGTCACGCTAGGAGGCCTAAAACTCATGCCTGCACCTGTGGCAGGGCGTAAGCTCGCGGCTGGCGTGTACTCATAAAAGCCGGGCATACCGGGAATCGCGGTTCGTGGGGCGCTTTCCCTGAACGCTACGTCTAGCGCGGGTTCGCCCGCTGCATAAATGTCCGGCTGCTCAGGAAGAGGCTGATATACCGTGGGAGCAGTATAAGGCGCTTGAGTCTGGACAAACGGAGTAGTGTCCACCAAAGGAGTCTCTGGTGGGGGCGGAGGAGCTTTTTCCTTGACG